AGCGGCGCGCATCATCTCATCGACTTCTTCGTCTGACATGATCGGTCGGTCGTCATCGTAGACGCGCACCGGGTCGGGGTGCATGGGAGACGCTGCACCCTTGCGCAAGCCGCTCTCGATCAGCTTCTCGGCTGCGGTGATCGACTTGACCTTGAGCCCCGCCGCTTGCCACGACTTGACTGCCCCGCGCAGCGCCTGACGTGCCTCGTCAACACTCACGGCGTGAGGTGTGAGCCCACCAGCGCACCACGACATGTTCCGCAAAAGGTGGTGTTTCTCGCCGTCTTGAGCCTTCGCCAAACGCGCTACGATCCCGTCCAGTGTCGCGCGCCCCCAGTGTTCAACGTGACCTTCAGACGTGCGCGCCTCGCGCCTTGTGTTGGCCTTGAGCGCGAGCTCACGCCGATTCGCTTCGATGCTTGCGCGGGCATCCTCGACGAACACCGACGGGTTCAGCATCTCGCCAGCAAACGAGCGCCACTGTGGGGGAGTGTTGTGCCTCCAGCCGTTGGCGTCACCGACGACGAACGGCGCGCGCGGGTAGAAGTGCAGGCGCCCCTCGTCGTGGGTGCTGCGGTCGTTCATGCCCCCGCAAAACGATTCGTTGATGCGCGACCACACAGCGGGCCACAAGCCAGGCTCGACGGCGACTGGGTCAGCGAAAGGAATGACGACGCGCCAGCATTCGCCCTCGGTTTTCCAGCCGTGCCCCCACGTTGTCCACGCCCAATGCCGCACGTTGTCAGCCTCGAGCCCCGCAAAGAGTGCCGCGACGAAGTCGGATGGGATGCCGTCGAGGTCGACGACGTAGGCCGTCACGCTCTCGACGTTGACTTTCTTGCGCTGCGTCCCATCGCGATACTTGACAGGTGAGAAGCAGGCGCCCTCCTTCTTCACCTCGTTCCACGCCGTCTCGGCCATGGACGGGTTGTCTCGGACCGCGTTCTCCACACGGTGCCGCACAAGCGGGGCCTGCGCGTAAGCACGACACACAGCCTCGAACTCGTCGACGCTGTAGTCTCTCCCCTTTGGGTCTTTGTCGAGGGCGCTGCCAAAGTCACACACAAACACAGGTCACCTCAGAAGGGAAGATCATCATCGCCCCACGACGCTGCGGCGTCCACAGGCGGTGCGGGCTCGTCGTCGTCATCGCCGGGCTGGCGCGGTGCGTCTTGGATCAGCTTGACGACGCGAGTAAACTCGCCATCTGGCTCGACCACGATCGATCGGATGCGAGGAAGCTCAGCGGTGTTGAGCCGACTCACGGCCTCCTCGGCGGTGTGCGGAAGCGGCGACGTGTTGACGTTTTTGGCCCACCACTGCGTCCACTTCCGGTGCGGAAACGTCCCCGGCTCGTGCTCCACACACAACCACTCAGACGCGATCTTGGCGCCGATGTGATTGTTGCTATCTGGCTCAAGGTAGTCGATCCGAACAGTCGGCGGTCCGTCGGCGGTCTTCTTCCGGTGGATCTGGATCGTGTAGCTGCCCACGTCGTGGGTGCTCTTCTTCTGCGGGATCTTGAGAGACAGCACCGGCAGGTACGACGCTGCCTTGTTCGCCTTGCGCTCCGGTGGCGGGAACAGGTGGCCGCAGTGCGGACACTCTCGGACCGCCGTTGGGACGTCGGCGCAGCACGTCGGACACTCCTTCACCGGCGCCGCCTGGTCGCCTTCTTCGCGTGCGCGCTTCTCCTTCACGCGGATGGCGTCGACAGGGCCATGACGCGCGATGTTCGCGCCGTAGTCCAGCACAAGGCAGTCTTTCTTGCCCGGCGCCGTGCGCATCCCACGCCCGATAATCTGGACGTAGAGCGCGGTCGATTGTGTGGGCCTCACCAGCGCCACCACGTCGACGGCGGGGACATTGAACCCGGTTGTCAGCACGTCGCACGAGGTCAGCGCGCGAATCTCGCCAGCCTTGAAGGCCGCGATGATCTGCCGCCGTGCGGGCCGGTCCATGGTTCCGTCGATCATCTCGCTGGCCACACCGCGCATCCGCAGCGTGTTGCGCAACATGGCCGCATGGCTGACGCTGACGCCGTAGACGAGCGCGAGACGCCGCCCGCCGAACAACGCCAACGCCACGTCATCCGCCACATGATCTGTGATCTCCTGAACGTTGGCCGCGAGCTCGAGATCCCGAGCCGCGAACTCGCCTGCCCGTGTGGCCACCTGCGAGGTGTCGATCGACACCGTCGGGGAGCCAGTGACCAGCGGAGCCAGAAACCCCTGATCGATCAGCGCCCGCACGCTCACCCGGTAAGGGATCGCCGAGAACAACGCCGACTCGCCCGAGGTGACGTAGCCCTGCCCGAGCCGGTAGGGAGTCGCGGTGTACCCGATCAGGCGCATGTCTGGATTGACCTTGCGCAGCCCGTCAATGAGGCGCCAGTACTGCGTACCCTCGTCGGCGTTCACGAGGTGCGCCTCGTCGATGATCATCACGTCGCGGTGCCCGAACTTCACCGCGTTGCGGTAAGCTGACTGCACACCAGCGATCACGACCCGGCTGTGCCACTCACGACGTCCAAGGCCCGCCGAGTAGATCCCGATCGGGGCCTGCGGCCACACCTCACGCATGTCGAGGGCGTCTTGCTCGATCAGCTCGCTACGATGCGTGGCCACGATCACGCGCGCGTCGTGTTCCTCGACAAGGCGTTTCGCCGTCCAACCAATGATCGCCGACTTGCCGCCGCCTGTCGGCACCTCGATGCACGGCGACGCCAGATCCGGCAAGTCGTCGCGCATCCAGTAAGCGAAAGGGGCATCGATCGCCTCCGACTGATACCAGCGTTGTTCCATGCGGGCAGCCTGCACCTGTCGCCCGATGAAATCAAGAATAATTCTTGACACGCCGGACCGGCGCACCTAGAACGGTGCACATGGGAATCACGATCACGACACTCGACGAAGCGATCGGGGACAGCGACCCGAAGATCATCATCTACTCCGACGCTGGCGTCGGGAAGACGACCATGGCCGGCACACTGCCGGGCCGTGTGTTGATCTTGTCTGCCGAGGATGGCTTGCGTTCGCTCAAGCTGTTTCCGGCCTCGGAGCGCAAGCGGATCAGCGTCGCCGAGGTGAAGGACACCGATGACCTCAAGGACGCATACAGCAAACTCAAGAGCGGTGCGCTCAAGTTTGACTGGGTCGTCGTCGACAGCATTAGCGAGATCGCCGAGATGATGCTGCGCGAATATAAGCGCAAGGACAAGGACCCGAGACAGTCCTATGGCAAGGTGGACGATCACATCGTCGAGATGCTGACGGATTTCCGTGATCTTCCGTGTGGCGTGCTCCTCATCGCGAAGGAGCACGTCATCAAGCGTCAAATCGGCGAGACGGAGGTCGACTACTACAACCTGCTTCTTCCGGGCCAGCGCTTGACGACGAACGTGCCGCACCTCGTCGACAACGTGTGGCGCCTGATCGCGAAAGGCGAGAAGCGTTACATCATCACGAAGAATGACGGTCGCAGCCGCGCCAAGTCGCGCGATGGCCTCGACGCCGTGATCGACGTGTCGGACGGGCTTGGCGCCGTCGTTGAGTCGATGCGCGCACCGCTGGACACCGAAGACGAGACGACCTGACCCGCCCACCGGAGCGCATCCGGTCCAGCCCTGCGCGGGGATGGGCGCCCGCACAACAAGACAGAACGAAACGAGACGAACACATGAGCTGGAACGACAACGAAAACGCAACCGATGACCTTGATCTTGGCTTCGACATTGACGCGACGGAGGCCGAAAAGCCGATGTCCTTCGACTTGCTCAAGCGCGGCGACTACCCGGCGATCATCACCGGGTGCGAGCCGAAGGCGGGCAAGAAGGAAGGCAGCCGCTATGTCAAGATGGAGGTCACGATCATCGCCGGTGCTGCGAAGGGCCGGAAGGTGTGGGGAAACTTCACCTCGCATCACCCGACCAGCGCCGATGCTGTGCGCATCGGTCGCGGCCAAATCAAGGCTGCGTTTCTTGCTGCTGGCGTGACCGGCTCGTCGCCCATTGACCTTGTCGCTGCGCAGCAGCCAATCGTGGTCGTTGTGGGTGTCGAGAAGGGTAACGACGACTATCCAGACGACAAGAACACGATCAAAGGATTCAAGGCCATGACGCCAGAACAAATGGCGTCCCTCGAAGCTGGCGACGAACCGGCTTCGCCGCCGCCGCAGCAGCAGCAGAAGACCCAGGCGCCCGCGAAATCTTCGCGTCCCGCCTTTCTGAAGAAGTGAGGACGATGTGATCGTGTGGCAGAGGCGGAGCGGCACGCGGATCGAGCTTGACGGAGATCGGCTGCGCTCTCTTCGCGAGCGCAATGGCTGGACACAACGCGAGGTCGCCGCTGATCTCGGTTGTACCGCCGCCGCCGTGTCGACGTGGGAAACAGAGTCGTGCTGCCCGTCTTTGCCACAGATTGCGCGTCTTCGATTGCTTTTTGGTGATGCGCTTTTTTTCTCCGGTGCTGTCCGGGTGCATCAGTGATCGACATCATCCTGCCAATCAAAATCAGCTCACCCGCAAACGGGTCTCACGGCCACTGGGCGGCCGACGCCAAGCGCCGCAAGGACCAGCGCACGATCGTCAAATGGTCGCTGTTGCCGCTGCGCAAGCCCCCGCTGCCCGTCGTCGTGACGCTTGTGCGTATCGGTGTTCGCGACCTCGACAGCGACAATCTCGCGGGTGGCTTCAAGAGCGTGCGTGACGAGGTCGCCGCTTGGCTCGGCTGTGGCGACAGCACACGCGACCCTGTGACATGGCGCTACGAGCAAGAGCGCGGTGAGCCTCGACAGTACGCATGCCGCATCAAAGTGGAGAGTGACCTGTGATTTTCCTCGACGTCGAAACAGTGCCAGCTCAACGCGCCGACGTGGTCGCGTGGATGGCCGCGCGCGCCCTCGCCAAGGGCACCGAGCCCGACGCGGCTAATAAAGAGTATCGGGCCTCGTCACTCTCACCGTTGCTCGGTGAGCTGGCCGTCGTCTCGCTCGCCGTCGACGACAACGATCCGATCACATTCGTTCGCGACTTCGCCTACCAGAACGGCGAGGCCAAACTTTGCGCCGACGTCGCGTTTGAGCTGCGCGCCCTGTACGACGACAGAGCACTCGACCAAATCGTCGCCCAAAACGCCGCATTCGATCGCACCATGATCCGCACGCGATGCGCGGTTCACGGTGTCGCGCTGCCATATGCGGTGCATGGCCTGCGACTGAAACCATGGGATCAGATCTGGACCTGCACCATGGAGATGCTGCGCATCGATTACAAATCACACGAGAGTCTCGACGCCGCATGCGTCGCTTTCGGTGTGCCCTTGCTCAAGGGTGACATCGACGGCGGCAAGGTGTGGGACGCCATCGTGGCCGGTCGTATCGACGACGTCGCCGCATACTGTGCCGACGACGTGCGCCGTGTGCGAGCGATCTACAAGAAGCTCATGGGGATCACTCGATGACAACGCCCTAGCCGATATGGGCACGGCACAAGGAGAGAGAGAGAGAAATGAAGTTCGCCAAAGAAAAAATCACGCCAGCAATCGCCGCCAGCTACCTGCAAAAAAACAGAAACAATCGACCGCTGAACGCTAAGAGGGTCGCCGAGATCACGAAAGAAATCACGTCTGGTCGATGGAAGCTCACACACCAGGGGATCGCCTTTGCTCGCGATGGACGCCTAATTGACGGCCAGCATCGTCTTACGGCGATCGTTGCCGCTGGCGTCACTGTCGACGTCATGGTCGCGCGAGATTGTGACGAAGATACATTCCATGTGATTGACGTCGGCGGTAAACGCACGGCCGCCGATGTGCTCTCGATTGTCGGCGAGAAAAATTCAACGAGAGTGGCGGCCGCGCTCGCCGCCGCTATCACCGGCCCGACCACAGCCAGCGTCTCAAAGACCGATATTCTTGAGATGAGCATGACGCAAAAAGGCGAGATGGCTCGCGAAATATCGGCGGTATCCAAAAGCACACCGTCAGCCGTCATCGGCGCTGCGTTGCGCGGTATCTGGGCGGGCTCGCTCAAGTTCGACGACGCGAAAGACTTTTGCAGGCGCTACCACGAGAACGACTGGAACGGCTCAGATGACCCCATCTGTCGGCTCAAGATGGCCCTGCAAAGCTTCAATCACACAAAGAAGGACCAATATTGGCTCGCCGTGACGGCGCTTACGGCACACGCGAAAAAAATCAAAGTCAAGATGCTGAAGAAGTCGTCGAAGGACTGGCTATGATCTCCACCATCTTCCGTATCCTCGGAATCATCGACGACACGATCGCCGTCATCGTGGTGCCGGTGTCTGTGTGGCGCCGCATGCAAGACGAGCGTGACGCGGCTCTTGCCAAGGTCAAGCTACTTGAGCGGCAGATGGCTGCGATGGAGCAGGGACGATGACCGCCGACCTACGCCTCGGCCGATGGCAAGACGTGCTTGCCGTCGTCGATTGTGACGCGCTCATCTGTGATCCTCCGTATTCGGCGAGGACGCATAAGGGGCACGACGATGCAGCCGATTCAACAAAAGCACTCACAGGACAGCAGACCCGCGAGAATCTGAACTACGCCTCATGGTCACCCGACGACGTGGCGTCATTCGTCGCCGCGTTCGCTGGCCGCGTTCGTGGTTGGTGGGCGTGCATGACGTCGCACGACCTGATTCCAGCTTATGAGGCTGCCTATGCCGATGCTGACCTCAAGTCGTTCTCGCCGGTCGTTGTCATCCAAAAACGCCCACGCCTTGTGGGAGACGGTCCGTCGTCGTGGGCTGTCTACATGATGGTCGCACGCCCACGAACGCGCCATATGGCGACGTGGGGCTGTCTACCGGGTGCCTACGATTCAGTGACCGTCAAAGGGTCCGGAATCGCAGGCACCAAACCCCTGGGCCTCATGCGCGCCATTGTTCGCGACTACTCACGCCCTGGCGACCTCGTCTGTGATCCTTTCGTCGGCAGCGGCACAACCGCCGTCGCCGCGCTTTCTGAGGGTCGCCGCTTTGTCGGGAGCGAGCAGAAGCCGGAGCACTACGAGATAGCCAGAAGACGCCTCGAACGAGGCTACACACCGACGATGTTTTGAGAGGACACCATGCACGACACCGAATCAAAAACAGAAAACCTCGAGCGCGAGGTTTTCGCGCTCGGCATCCAGCTCGCTGCCGCTCGCGAGCGCCTTGCGTTGGCGTTGCGTGTCGTCGAGATGGCGCGACGAATCGGTAGCCCGTGGGGGCGAATCGATAGTGCGTGGGCCTTCCGCGATCTACACGATCTACAGGATGCCCTCGCCGCTTTCGATGCGGTGCCGGGCGATGCGAGGAAGCCATGACCGCCATCGTCTTGACAGTCGCGCTATCCGTCGTCGTCTACGGTGTAGCATTGCTATCCGACGAGATCTCAGCCCGTCGTCGCGCTCGACGTCACGCGATGTGGCTGGCGTCGTTCTAGGCACAACCGCCGTTGCCGCGCTGTCAGAGGGTCGCCGGTTCGTCGGCTCCGAGCAGAAGCCCGAGCACTACGAGATAGCCAGAAGACGCCTCGAACGAGGCTATCAACCCGGTCTGATTTGAGAGGAGCAACGACATGCACGACACTGAAGGCGAAACGATTGAAAGTTTGAAGCGCGAGCGCGACGAAGCGAAGGCAAACATTTCAGCCTTGGACGAGCATTGGTTGCGGAAGTTCGCGGATGAAACGGCGGCGCGAGATAAGGCAGAGCGCGAGCGCGGCGAACTGTCCCGCACCGTGGCGGCGTGCGTCGAGCACATCGACGTCGTCGAGCGCATCCTCGGCGACCACGAGGAAGAGGGCGGCGTGTTCATTCCTCGTGCCGACCTGCCCAAGCGCTTCTCCCACCGTGACGGAGACTACCTTGCGGTCACCCACACTGTCTCGGCTGGAACCTACGCAAAGCGAGTCGACGAACGAGACGCCGAGCGCGTGATTCGGGAGGTTCGCAAGGACTTTGAGGGCATCGTCGCCAGCTTGCAGGAGAAGCTGGACGAAAAGACGCGCGGGCTGGAAATGGCGAACGTTCGCCTGCGCGACACGCTCCACGACATTCGTGAGTGGTCGAAGCCCGAACACATCCTGCGCTTCGACGACGGCGACATCGCGCTCGCGGACTACATCACGAACGCGCTCAAAAAGAGGAAGCCATGAAGAAGTGGAGAGTCGGAGGCGGTGTTTCCGCCAGCACCTACGTCGGGGAGTTCGAGGCCGCGACGTGGCAAGAGGCCATCGAGAAGGCGTACAAGGTTGCGGGCGTGTCCGTCTGCCATGAGTGCGCGGAGCACATCAGCGACCCCGAAATCGACCACCTGTGGGCCGAGGACGAAGAGACTGGTGATTGCACCAGCGAGCCGACGCTGAGCGACCAAGTGAGCGAGCAGCGGCAGGAGATCGAACGCTACCGTCGCGCCCTCGCGCACATCGCGGACACCTGCATCCAAGACCCCGACACCGCGCAGTTCGCGGCGCGCGTCCTCGACGGCAGCGCCGACGTGAAGGAGAAGCTGTGGCTGGCGTCGTTTTATGAGCGTGACCGATGACGTCGAAGAATGGCCTGTTGAACAAGTCGTTTCTCGAGGAGCCAATTCAGCGCATCATCGAGCGCGGGCCGTGGGCGAACTACGCCCGATGCGACGAGTGTGGCGTCGACGCTGGCAAAGCCTGCCGCGACGACGACGATTGCGTGGCGCTCGAAGTGTGCGACGGTCGTCGGCTCGTCGTCGTCGACGCATATGCAAAATGCAAGACGCTCAAGCCGGGCGCTCAGACGCAGCGAGACCACGTCTCGACACGCGACCGGGGCTCGACACCGGTCTATGTGCCTTGCGAGCACTGCGGGGCATCTGTGCGCTTGTGGGGCCAAGGCATCGTCGTCGGCCGCGGATGGTGCAGCGCCGAGGCCTGCTACAAGGCCCGCAAGGCTGAGGCCGGGCGCAAGTCGCAGGCGCTCCGCCGTGCGCGTGACCGCGATCGCCGACGTGCGGCTGAGCTCGTCTCCGGGATCAAGGCAACCGCTGTCCACTGTTGGTGGTGTCAAGCGGCGCTTGACTTTTTCCCGCGGGACACGGCGCGGCCGTGCTGTCGTGAGGTGGATTGTCGACGCGCTCGAGCACGAGAGCGGCAACGTGACATCCGCAGTGGACGTGTCAAAAAAACGAAGTAGAGTGACAAGAGGGAGAGAGAGAGAAATGACCACACCAGAACAACGACAAAAACTAATCGACATCGTCAACGCAGGCCTCGTCGCTGCTCCAGATCGAGCGTTTGCGATCCGAGTCAATGACGCCCTGTGGTCGTCGCCGGAGGCGAGGGCGCAAGCGCTGCTGCCATTGGCCTTGGCGCAGCAGGGGACGGCTGGCACCGATCGTGGTCCGTGGGTGCAGCGTGTCGTCGAGGGGACGATCCGTCGGATCGTGCCGATTGCGCTGCGCGTAGCGGCGAGGGTGCATCCCGACGAGCAGCACAGTGCGGCACTGGAGGATGCTGCGATCCGATGCGAGCGAAAAGGGACGAGGGTGGCCGCCTACGCCGCCGTTTCCGACGCACGCGCCGCCCGCGCCGCCGCCTACGCCGCCGACGCCCACTCCGTCAACGCCGTCGCCGCCCGCGCC